AAAAAAAATTATGGCTCCGGTGATTCATTTCGCGCATGACGACTATATAAGGAGCTCATCCATCCCTGTGCGACATGGATCATCCGGAGACAACTGGGCAGGGGTTATCGTTACCCCCTGCTACTTCTGGGACATCTGGGACATACCGTCGGTGGGTCATGACGATTTTTGATAGTGATGGATCCAGAAGGGAAAACTTGGAGACTCTACCTGAATGGGTGGATTATCTAGCTTATGGCGATGAGGAGACCAAGGAAGGAAAGAAACATTATCAGTGTTTTGTGTATACTAAGAAGACTCGTTGGTCGAAGTTTAAAGAGTGGATTGGTGATTCATATCGCGCCCCGATGAAAGGAACTTTCAAGGATAACAAAGATTATTGTTCTAAACAGAGCGCTCTTAAAGAATTTGGAGAAAGGCCAGATCAAGGAGCTCGGAATGATTTACTTACGTGTAAGAGGAAGATAGAGGAGGTTAAGAAAGATACTCTTGATCATGCTGAGGATCAGGAATTATTTGGAACTATTTGTAAGCATCATAAATTTATGACTGCGTATAATAACCATTTTCATGGTAAGCGTGCTCCTAATAATGCCCCTGTTCATGTCACATACATATGTGGTCCACCTGGTTGTGGTAAAACTCGGTATGTTCGTGATCTCGAACCCGATGTATATGATTGCAGCCCCGACGATAATTTCAAATGGAAGGATGGATACATGCTACATGAGGCTGTCTTATACGACAACGTCGGCGTCGACTCCTTCAGTCCTGGTCGGATTCTCAAGGAACTTGACCGTTACAAGATCCAGTGTGCTTATAAGGGAGGATTCGTCTGGTGGAAGCCCCTCCGGGTCTACATCACCTCCGTACATACACCGGATAAAATAGCCGAGAAGTTTGACGATAAAAATGAGTTTCTTCGCCGTATATCAGTATATAAGATCATGCCATAATAAGACAAATGGCGATTAAACTCAAATATAAAAAGAGGACTCTTAAGCGTGTTCGTAAGTTTAAGAAGTCTAGAAAGCCTTCCTTGCAAAAACAAATTAGGTTATTGACGCGTACTATTGAAACTAAGGAAGGTACTCGGAAGGTTAATAATATTGGTCTTACACATAATAATGTGACGGTGCTTAGTATGAATCCATTTGAATGTACACAAGGTACAGGTGATCCTATGGTGGCTGGTACTATGCAACGTATAGGTGATGCTATTACTATTAAGTCAATGAGGTTTAAGTTTTTTGTTGAGGCCGCTGAAGGACGTTCAAAAGTTTACTTTCGTTTTATGTTAGTTAGGATGGCGAAAGGTGATACTCTTACTCGAGCTACGTTATTTGAGGAATCATGTGATAACAAAATGATTGATACTATTAATACTGAACGGTTTACTATTATTGCTAGTAAGACTGTGAATGTTATGTCTCCCAATCTTGTTGCTTCGAGTCATATTTTAGCTACTGGAATTCCATCTGTTGCTACTGTAGCTGGTATTACTGGTAATAGAATTTTTAGTATGACTATTCCAGGTAAGAGATTTGGTAAAGGAGGTACTATTACTTATGAGAATGCTTCTACATCTCAGGTTAAGTTTTATGATTATAAGATGGCTGTAGTAGCTTATGATTGGTATGGAACTCCTCAAGATATAAACACTGTTGGTGTTATTAATGATGGTTATGTTAAAACCTATTTTAAAGATGCATAAATAAAATTTTTTGTCTGTGTATACTGTGTATATACTCACGCTCTAGCGACAGCGCTCTCTCTTATCCCTTCTGGCAGAGCGCCGGAGGTGAAAACCGGAGGCTTGCCCCCTTTAGGGGGTTTTGCACCGGAGGCTGACAGAAGGGATAAGAGAGAGTGATGTCAGTCAACTGACGACTTGCCACGTGTTACTACGTGTCAAAAAAAAATTATGGCTCCGGTGATTCATTTCGCGCATGACGACTATATAAGGAGCTCATCCATCCCTGTGCGACATGGATCATCCGGAGACAACTGGGCAGGGGTTATCGTTACCCCCTGC